GGTTGATTTATCTGCCATTTATCAATTTCAAAAAACTTCTTTACGGCATCTATACATCTTAGTAAAACCACATTTGCATTTTCAGTAGGTACTGGAACAACATCAAAGTTAACACCAATATTTATTATGAAAGCATCTTTTATATTTACTGCGTCTGTCATCATTCTATATTGACCTAAATAGTTTTTTAAATTCTGTTTTATTGCAGTATTTACTTGAGTTAATTTTTTATCTCCAGTATATCCGAGTGTATATAAATTCATTGCTAATGGATTAGAAATTCTATTAATTACTTTTTCGTCATTTTCTTTTTTTGCAAGAACTTCACTTTCATTTAATTGTTCATCTTGTACTATATATGCTTTTGTAACTGCACCCAACCTTGGTGGCATAGTGTATGTTCTAATAATATAATCTTCTTTAGTTACAACTCTACCTTGAGATGCAAAGTTTGCTAAAGCGTTCTGTCTAATCTCATCTAATGATTCTGCACTCCCACCACCAGTTGCTGCTTCTTCGTTGTTTACCACTACAGACGCTCTCGCAGTTGCTATCTTGGTGGCATCTTTACCAAAGTCATCAATTGTAGTTGATATAGATTTTACAGTTGTTATATCCCCTTGAGTTACATTACTCTGAATACCACCACCGACAAGATATGTAAAAGTTAAAGTAGTACTACTTGGAACTTGACCATATGTTCTTGTGTACATAAAATTAGATGGGTCAACATTTGTATCAACACTATTTAACCCTTCTGGAAGACTTGAACCAACATTATCTGGATTTGGTATAATAAAAGTATCTGGGTCACTTGATATACCACCACCAAATTCTATATTTGTGGTATTATCGGGATTTATTCTTGTTGTAAATCTACGAGAAGACTTCTTTAATCTGAGTATATAAGGTGCGGTATCATTATATTGTGCTAATTCTGTATCAAATTTTGCTGTATTTTCTACTTCTTCAAATATGGTCTCTTGTCCTAAAAATGGAACTTCATACCATTTATTGTTATCACTATCTGTACAAGATATTATTCTGATAACATTACTATCTGGTAATTTTACTGTGCCAAACTTTTCTGGAGTTCCAAAAGTGAATGTTTGTGTCTTTAATGTTGCTGCAGTTGCATTAACAGATTTTTTAAGTAGATAATATAGAGGTTGACTTGAACCCTCTTCAATAGAATACACACTAATATCTGTTGGGTCTACACTACTACTTACAGAAAAATTAACATCTACATCTGTTATAAATGTAACTGAACCATTTGAAGTAGAAGAAAACTCACTACCTTGATTTATAGTTAATGCGTAGTCAAAATCTGGTTCCGAACTTTCTCCAGA